GTAAACCATTCGATATAGATTTTAATGATTTTGAAGAAATAGATGATCATGGATATGAAAAAGCAATTTGGCTTATGGGATCAGATGCAGGTGGAAATGATTGGGGAATGGAAGGATCGATGGCATTTCATGGAGAAATAGAAGATTTTGATATTGACACATTAGAAAAAGACGAAGCTGGATCAAAAAATTAAGGAATACATGATTAAATTAAAAACATTACTATCTGAAAAGTTTTTAGGCTTTGGTATTGGTCAAGGCAAACCAATTAAAGAACAATCATTATACAAAACCATGGCTGACATGTATAAAGCTTTAAAGTCCGGACAAGTTGATGCTGCAGGAATGGCTGAAATATTAAAAAGATCAGATGCTCCAGTTGTATCAATCGACTCTTCTGGAATAGGTCTAGGAAATGATTCAGAAGCAGCTATTCAAAGCGTATTTGCTGCAATCAAAGATATTAACACATTAAATAAAATATTTCAAATATTAAAAAGATCAGTAGAAGATTATGTTGATGATGTCGGCGATGAACTTTATGATAAAAATTTCCATGGAGGAGCAAATGTTCCTACAGTAAGACAATCATTACAAAGACTTGGATACCAAATTAAACAATAAAAAAATTAAACAATTACACAAATAACTTTGAATTAACGAATTAATTACTTATAATATAATTAATAAATAAAACAAATAATAACAATTAAACAATTAAAGGAAAAAACAATGAGTTTAGATTTAAACGCTATTAGAGCGAAACTTAACCAATTAAACACGACTAACGACAGAAAAAATAATTATTTCAGACCAGAACCTGGTAAGCAAAGAGTAAGAATAGTCCCTTACGTCCACCGCAAAGAAAACCCTTTTTTAGAAATGTATTTTCATTATGATATTGCAAAGCGTAGTATGCTTTCGCCTATCACATTTGGTAATGCAGATCCAGTAGTAGAGTTTGCTGAAAAATTAAAGAAAACTGGAGATAAAGACGATTGGTTAATGGGTAGAAAAATTGAGCCTAAAATGAGAACATATGTTCCTGTTATAGTAAGAGGAAAAGAATCAGAAGGCGTTAAATTTTGGGGATTCGGAAAAACAATTTATTCTGAATTATTATCTATTATAGCAGATCCAGATTATGGAGATATTACCGACTTAATGAATGGTAGAGACATTGATGTTGAATTTACCCCATCAGAAGGGCCTGGTCAATATCCAAAGACTGCTATTAGAGTTAAACCTAATACAGCTCCAGCTACTGAAGATAAAGCAATTGCAAAATCAATATTGGATCAACCAAAGATAACAGATTTATTTCCAGAGCCAACATATGATGAGTTACAAAAAGCACTAGAAGATTGGATGAATCCAGAAAGTGCAGACTCAGATACATCATCTTCACCAGCAGCAGATTCAAAGCCGGTTGAAACAAAGTCAAAAGAAAATGCTACTAAGAAAACTGACGTAGCAGAAGCATTTGACGATTTATTCAATAATTAAGAAAGTTATATATGGGAAAGAAGAAGAGTGAACTGGAAGATTCGTTAGCATCGGCTTTAGCAGATAGTATTAATAAGCAATTTAAAGGACAAAATTATAAGTCGGCATTTTTTCTAGATGGCGATGATGATGCTCCTACAAATGTTAATGAATGGATATCTTCTGGATGTTCGATGTTAGATCTAGCAATTTCAAATCGCCCTGCAGGAGGGTTTCCTGTTGGTAGAATTACCGAAATAACAGGACTTGAAGCTTCTGGTAAATCATTACTAGCAGCTCATACCTTAGCAGAGACACAAAAAAGAGGCGGATTATCAGTATATATTGATACAGAATCAGCTAGTAGTGCAGAATTTTTAACAGCAATTGGCGTAGATTTAAAAACTATGTTATATGTTCCATTAGAAACAATAGAAGAAATATTCGAAACTATTGAAACTATTGTTGAAAATGTTAGAAAGTCTGACAAAGATAGATTAGTAACTATAGTAGTAGACTCAGTAATGGGGGCATCTACTAAAATAGAAATGGCTATGGAATATGATAAAGATGGATATGCAACATCTAAATCTATTATATTAAGTAAAGCTATGAGAAAAGTTACTAATTGGATAGCTAGAGAAAGAATATGCTTAATCTTTACTAATCAGTTAAGAACTAAATTAGGCGTATCTTTTGGAGATCCATGGACAACAGCAGGTGGTAAAGCTCTACCATTTCATTCATCAGTTAGACTTCGTTTAAAAAATACTGGAATGATTAAAGCTAGAGTAAATGGAACAGATCAGGTAGTTGGAAATAAAACCAATGTACATGTTGTGAAAAATAGAATGGGACCTCCTAATAGAAAAATTGATTATGAAATATATTATGATAGTGGAATTGACAACTATGGTGGTTGGTTAAATATCATGAAGAATTTTAAATTAGTTTCTCAATCAGGAGCTTGGTATTCATTAGACGATGTCGACCCTGATACTGGAGAAGTTTTAGATACTGTTAAATTTCAAAGTAAAGATTTCATGGAAAAGGTAATACAAAACACCAAAATGAAAGATAGACTGTATAATAGAATATGTGAAGCATACATATTTAAATACAGAGCCGGAATTGATGGCGGTATAGACGATGTAATAGTTGATGAAGAAGTTATAAACGAAGAAGGATAATGAATAAATATCAAGAATTATTTAAGCAACTTCAAAAAGAAAAAGAAAGTATTAATCAGAGTCCTGATGATCATATTATGATTTTTGATGGACTCAATACTTTTATTAGATCATTTTCAGCAACTCCTTCAACTAATGAAGATGGTGATCATATAGGAGGTATTACAGGATTTTTATATAGCATTGGAAAATGTGTTAGAGATTTTAAGCCTTCCAGATGTATTATCGTATTTGATGGAGTTGGTGGATCTAAACGAAGAAAAAAGATTTATAAAGATTATAAAGGTAATCGTGTTAATAAAACAAGATTACGAAGGCATGATCATCATATGCCTAGTATTGAGCATGAGCAAGAAGCTATGAGACATCAATTTAGCAGATTAGTTTCATATCTAGATGCATTACCAGTTACATTTTTATCAATGGATGGTATTGAAGCAGATGATACAATTGCGTATATTACAGAAATGTATGAAGCTAAAAGTAAAAAAATAACAATCGTATCAACAGATAGAGATTTTTATCAATTAATTAATAATAAAATTCAAATTTGGTCTCCTATTAAAAAGAAACTATATAATACTGAAAAATTAATAGAGGAGTTTCAGGTACACCCTAAAAACTATGTATTATATAGAGCATTTACAGGAGATAAGTCAGACAATATTCCTGGTGTAATGGGAATTGGTCCAAAGACATTATTGAAACATATTCCTAATTTAAATAATGAACGTGAATATGAATTAAGTGATTTATGGGAAGTATGTAATAAAAATATAGACGACTCAAAAACATATAAAAAGATATTAGATAATGAAAATATAATATCTGACAACTGGCGACTAATGAATCTAAAACTATTAGATATTCCAGCTCAAACAAAAAGTAATATTAGAAAAATTATGGAATCACCAACTTCAGAATTAGATAAACATGAATTTAGAAGACTCTTCATGGAAGACAAAATGTGGGCTGTAATGAAGAATCTACCAGACTGGTTAAATAATACCTGGTTATCATTAAGTGCATTTGCACAAAAAACAAAATAATTGGATTTACTAATTATTTTCTATATAATAATATATGACAGATAAGTTAAGTGAGTATGGATGGACATTTCAAGTTAAAGTTTTGGCAGCTATGTTTGTGGACAGAACGTTTCTACAACAAATTGCAGATATTATCCAGTCAGATTATTTTGAATCTGATGCTAATAGTTGGTTGTTAGATATTCTAATAGAACATTTCCGAGAATATAAAACTCCTCCTTCAAAAGACGTATTAAAAGTAAAAATAACTGAAATAGATAATGATGTTCTTAAAACTGCAATACTAGAACAATTAAAAGATGTATTCCGGTACATGGAGTCAGATGATCTAGAATTTGTAAAAAATGAAATACTCAAATTTTGTAAGAATCAAGAAATTAAACGAGCTATCATGGATTCAGTTGGATTACTTAAACAAGGTGATTATGATGAAATAAAAAGCAAAATGGATTCTGCAATGAAAGCAGGTGCTGACACAGATATTGGACATGAATATAAAAAAGATGTTGTAGCAAGATATACAGAATCGGCAAGACATACTATTAGTACAGGATGGGATGTTATTGATGACTTAATGGATGGTGGATTAGCAAAAGGCGAATTAGGTGTAGTAATGGCTCCAGCTGGAATTGGTAAATCATGGATGCTTATTAATATTGGAGCAAATGCAGTAAAGCAAGGCAAAACAGTTATACATTATACATTAGAATTAAATGATAACTATGTAGGTCAAAGATATGATAGTGTAGTAACTGGTATTGCAGCTCAAAATTTAAAAAATCATACTGATGAAATAGAAGAAAAGCTAGAAACATTATCAGGCGAATTAATTATAAAATATTATCCAACTAAATCTACAGGAGTAATGGGTATTAAAGCTCATATTGAAAAAACTATAATGTTAGGGAATACACCAGATTTAATTGTAATAGATTATGGTGATCTTTTAAAGGTTAATACTAAAAAAGACAAACATGAAGCACTGGAAGAACTATATGAAGAAATGCGTGGTATGGCAGG